CCCCCAAGTACCGCCTCCATCACCACTCTTTTTATAGAATATTTTTATCAGACTACCTACTGCAGTACCTCTGCCATAGGCAACATAAATATCATCATTATCTTGATTGACGAAAACCGATGACAGGAAACTCTCCGCACTATTAGTAAGCACATTGGTCTTTGCAGTAATAGTCCCCCCATCAGTTATATCCCAGACCATCAAATCAGCAGCAGCGTTATCGTAAAGATTCCATGCAGCTAATATTAGATGCCCATCTCTAAGACGGACAGCACCATCCATTTGCCAGAACGCAGTAGTTTCAGCCATACTACCTGAAATAGAGTCTTCTGACCAAGAATTTCCTGAATCGTCATAGGTCTTTAGTGAAATTTCATCAGCCGATACATCCCAATAAATACACCATAAATCCTGATTATCTGCCAGGTTCGCTGGAACCAACAGTATATAATC